ATCTAATGAGGGCGGCTACTTTCTGATGGCGGGCTCTACGCAAGAACCTTTGTCGTCCCTGGAAGCTCGCCAAACTGCTTCAGACTCTCTTTCATCTGGAAATTCAGTGAATCGCGAATGTCGGAGTACTTCTGGTACGTGTCGGGCGCGAACCGCTCGAACACACCATTGGCCGAAGGTGAACTTGTGTGGGTATTTTTCAGGATATTCACGCCGCCATCAGGTGCGACCGTCGCGGTCACGTCATACTGCTCTCCGAAAAAGCCCCGAGTGTCCAGGAACATGAAGCGAGCATTGTAACTCGTGCCACCCTGAGTGTCTGTCATTGGATTTATAAATATAGTGTTTATTGGCTGGAGCCAAGGGGCCCCTAGTTGGATCTTCTCGATGATGGCCTGTATGATACTACGGGGTACTGCCGGCGCATTACTACTGGTCTTGATGGGGTCGGCGTAATTGGCAGTCACGGATGATGTGCTCCAGAAGAGATAGGCCGTCACAAGTGCCACGGCCCCTACGATGGCCACGTCTGCCTTCATGTGTTAATAGTGCCTTTTAAAAAAAATACAAAAGATTAATGGCACTCTTGGTGTTTAGTGACAAGTGTCAGTATTCTTTCGAACTTTTAAATTTTATTAAATCCAATCCGACTCTAGGACCTATGATTAGATATCACAACGTATCGACACACGGGCGGCCCGCGAACCCCAACGTCAAGAGAGTCCCTACACTCGTGACGTCAGACGGAAACATACTCATAGGCGGAGAGGTTCGAAACTGGCTCGAGTCTATGATTCCGGTCGAGATTGAAAACTGGTCAGCAGGTGGAATAAATACTGCATCTCTTGATGGGGGTGAAGGAGGAAGAGAAATGTTCGAGCTTGACTCGTATGGCATGAGTATGCAACCCATGATAACCCCTGAACTCAAGGCAAAAATGAATAAAGATGTTAAGGATGCCTATTCGGCCGGCGCTTAAAAGAAAAAATGTCTAGTCTGGAAGAATGCATCTACGCACTATTCAGGCCAATGCTATTAAAGGAATTTTTGAAGTCCTAAAAGATATCATCAATGATGTAAATGTATATTTCACATCAGAAGGACTGAAGATTTTGACGCTCGACACAGCTCGAGTCACCCTGGTCCACATGAATCTTGCAGCCGATAATTTTGAAGAGTATTCATGTCCAAGAGAAATTACGGCAGGCTTGAATATGGCTCACACTTTTAAACTCTTGAAATCCGTAGGTCCTATGGATACATTGACTATGAATATCAGCGGGTCAGAAATTCTAGAATGTATTATTGAAAATACGACAAAAAAGTCAAAGACGACATTTAGTCTCAAGCTCCTAGATATTAATGAAGATATCCTAGATGTTCCTGAGATTTCCATGGATGTCATTACGACCATGCCAAGCATAGACTTTCAGAGGATCGCCAGGGACATGGGAAATCTGGCATCGAACATGGATATATTCAGAGATGGGAATCGTCTTGAACTTTCTTGTGAAGGAGACTTTGCGAACCAAAAGACGGTCCTCGAGTTTCCGGATTCTTTTCCTCAAAGGATCGGTGCAACTTACAACCTTCGGTATGTAAATATGTTTACAAAGGCGACTGGTCTTTGTTCGAGCGTCCAGCTTATGCAGGATTCTTCAGATGAAAATATGCCAATAGTTTTCAGATATGGAATTGCAAACTTGGGTGACGTAAAGTTCTACTTGGCTCCGCGAGTAGAAGAGTCTTAAAACTTTAAAACATTTTGGAAGGAATGGAAGCCCGATTTAATGAAAAGGTGCGTGAATTTCAGGGTCGTATAGATGCTGCAGAAGTATCGGAAAAGAGTAGGATAGAAGATGAAATGTACTTTTACATGGCACAGACGGCCCCCTTTATAAGGGAGTATCATCACGGCGAGACGGCTGGTCTCACGAGTACAAAGAAGATGGCGGGGGTTCAGGTCAGTCTGAGAAAGGGGGTTCAAAGAGAAGATATATTCAATTCATATCTCGTGCAGGTAGAGGGTCAGTATGATAAAAAGATTAAGACACGATGCGAGATTCCTAACAATGCGTGCAGGGGGTGTGGTCTCAGATTTTCTACATTTCTAGATGAGACTCAGAGTGAAGAAGTTTGTAAAAATTGTGGGATGACTGAATTTATACTCGGTGATGAGGCTGGATTCAAAGAGGAGCAAGAGCACGAAAAGAATATAATTTATTCATACAAACGTGAGAATCATTTCAATGAGTGGGTAAGTCAGTTCCAGGCCAAAGAGTCTACGAGTGTCCCTCAAGAGGTTATTGACGAACTTCGGTCAGAATTTAAAAAACAAAAGATGAAAGATCTTTCACAAATTACTCATGAAAAGGTGAAGGCTCTTCTCAAAAAACTCGGACGCTCTCGGTTCTACGAACATGTTCCTTACATAACGACGATTCTCAATGGGATACAACCTCCAACAATGAGTCAGACTCTCGAAGCCAAGTTGCGACTCATGTTTCATCAGATTCAAAAACCCTTTGAGAAACATCGGCCAAAGGACCGAAAAAACTTTTTATCATATTCATATGTACTTTATAAATTTTGTGAACTGTTAGGTGAAGACGAATATCTTCACTGTTTTCCTCTTTTAAAATCAAAAGAAAAGTTGTACAAGCAGGATGAAATTTGGAAAGGGATTTGTGCAGATCTCAAGTGGGCCTTTTACAAGAGTATATAACTAGTGGGATCTCTTGCGCTTGAGGCCCCTGAGTGCGTTGGCCGCCTGCATGTTTGCATTTTTGCGCCGAGCGCTCGCAGCCTCTTTGGCAGCTTTAGCCGCCACGCTGTTCGCCTTTCGTGCCATCTTCAGGTATTCCTGCTTCTCCTTCAGGGTCAGAGGAGCATTCGACTTGCGGACTTTGCTAATGAGACCCTTCACTCGTGTCTCCTCAGCCTTCACCGCGCGGCGTTTCTTGTAGGACGCATGGGCCGTCCGAAGACGCCCGGCCGCAGTCCGTAGCCGAGCGGCGCTCCTACCTAGGGCCCCTACGATTCTACCTGTTGTGCGACGTGCCACAGATGCAAGAGCTGCAGCCCCCGACCGAACAGTCTTGATTCCGTGACCTATAGCGTTCTGAATTTTGACGAGTGCCTTGAATGTCTGCACAGCCTTGGTTTGGCCCGAACGGTACAGAGCATCTATGACACGGGCAGAAAGTTTAAGGAAAACCTTTGCTGTTGCTGTCGACATACGAACGCCGACACGGGCGACGACCAAGAGAGCCTTGGCCGCTGCGATGATTGGGGGCCCAAATATACGCGAGCCCTTTTCCGCAATATGAAGACACAAAAGAACCATAAAAGTATAAAATCCATATTTAGCGTAAGGAGTCACCATGGCAATAAAGGCGGCAACTTGCGTGCTTACTTCCCTCCCAAGAGCCAGAAGTCCGGCAGCTGTCACTGCGTTCATACCAGCGGTCGGAATCTGAACGGTCACCTGAGGGGCCGCTGCCCGTGCTCCCAAGAGTTGGCCGACCGTCCTCACCGCTCCGGCTCCCAGGGCGGCAGCCATTTGCATTCCTGTTCCGGTTCCTGGATTTATCATAGCCATTTACTTTTTCACAACTTTATATTTTGGATCAGTCTTGAAACGGCTCGCAAACTTGACGCGGACCCACCGAGAGTCCTCCTTGTAGATTCGGCTTGCCCGAGGAAGATGGCCTTTTGTCAACGTGCTGATGGCAACGAGGCGACGCACGACTGCCCGGGGCTCCTCCTTTCCTTTCGTAACAGCCTTGCTGAGCGCCTTGTGGCGGTCCTTGGAGGCCTCGACTGGATGATAGCCGTAGCGGGTAAGCATGCCCTTCTTGAGAGGGCCTATGCGGCGCAGGGGCTGGCCTGCCGTTCCTACGTCATACGCAGGGACTGCCTTGACGCGTGTGCGGCTCGCCTTCCGGATATACGAGTAGGCCTTCCTGCCCTTGCTCGCCTTGACATAGATACGTTTCGATCCGTTCTTCCTTACATGGCCGGAACGAATTGTGTGCTGCATTTACTAGTGGACAAGATTTTTGTCCTTCACAGAAGAGACGGAGTCTGTCAAATCCAAAATCAAAAACATCAATAGTTGAAGTATCAAATTTATATGACTGAACAGGACATTTGTGACGCATGCGAAGAGCTGAACTGAAAAGATTCATGACAAAAGTTGAAAGATTTTTTGTAGGCCTGGGAGGTCCTGGACTCGTCTGAAGAGCAAGAGTCTCGTGGGGAGGCTCACCTATAAAGGGAATTGCCGGAACTTCCTCTTGGACTCCTCCATCCACGTAGCGCCACGGACCTATAGTCACGGATGAAAACAGAAGAGGAACCGCGATCGATGCGCTCACAACCTCCACTATAGACTGACTGGGATGAGATTTCCACGAAAAATAGACCGTCTCGCAACGGTCAACGCAAAAGGTCGACAGGTAAAGATCTACCGGTCTGACTTTGTACAACTGTTCGAATGTCATGTCAGATTTTCCAAAACTTTTTAAAAATATTGTTTTTAAAAGTTTTTGAATCCGTTCAAGTGGAACCAATCCAAAGTTTAACAAAAAATTTTTAATATTTGGTTTCATGATATTCTTTATTGGAACATCAAGTGAAAAGTCGAGCATTTCTGGAATGTCGCCTTTGAAGACGACCCAGAGAAGCGCGAGGATGGCTCCTGAACTGCATCCGCTCAGAGCCTTGACATCGGAAGTGTCAATCTGTGACAATTTTCCGAGAAATAAATAAAAAGCCATAGCCCCTGGACCTATGATGAGGTTCTTGGGTCTGACCATTTTAGTAGTACTTGGGAAACAAAATTCGAAGATAAGAAAACACTACGAGGAACACAAGACCCTTGCTAACTACGGAAGTCGGCTGTTCGAGAGGAAGATTGATAAACTCTAGAATCAACGTGAGGATTCCAGGTACAACTATGTCGGCCGTAGTCACATTATTTTTTAAAACAAATTTTATGATTATCCATGAAACAAGTGGAACTATCAAAAAAGCGAGTCCCTGGGTCGCTGGAGAAATCTGACTAATCATAAACAGTGTTGCTGGAATAGCAACTTTAGGAGCTGCCAGATCTGGGATCATCTTAATTTAACTCGATATAATATTTTAACCAATTCTGAAAACTTTGAGGATCAAAGAGATAATTGAAATGAAGACGTCTGTAGAGTCTCATAACATCCATACGAATATCGCAGTCTGACCAGAAGCGTGAAGCCTCGTGCAAAATCTGACTGTATTCTACGACTCCGTATCTGTGCTTGATGCGATGAGCCCCATCATACACAAATTCTTGGATAAGAACAACGTCGCTGTAAATTTCATCACTGTACATGGCCTCAAAATCTTCTGGTTCGAGAGGCTCTTCGATCTCTTCAAGATCAGAGTCGGAGTTAACCTCCTGGTCTGGTCTCCTGAAGAGAGCGTCACGCGAATATTCGTCGCCGAGGCCCATTTCTAGTTAATTTAATAGGGAGTCTTTCCTTTAAACGCGACTGGCGTGCTTGCTAAATCCGAATTTCCGCTGCTGCAGCCGCCCCGTATCGTACAGATTCTGAATCATTGCCTCCTTCTTGGCCAGCTCCTGGTTCTTCATCTGCTCCTGCTGGGCCCGCATCGCCTGCTGCGCCTGATAGGCCCGCATCGCCTGCTGCGCCTGCTGGACCTGCATCGCCTGCTGCGCCCGCATCCAACTCTGCGCCTGCTGGGTCCCCTTAAATGAAATGAAACCCGAGCCTCTCCGCGGGTACATACTCAAAGCGAGTAGGGCAAGAAGACCGAAAATTGCCATTAGAAAAGGCTTCATTATATATATTTATAGTTTATTTTTTTCAGACTTGAGACCAGTAACACTCACTGATGTGATATCCTTTGTGGGCTGGGCCGCTTCGATAGACTCGATAGCCTGATCGACGCGCGCACCGTCTCCGTTGAAATAGTTGAGAAGACCCGTGCGAATAACCTGCTTCGTTATGGCCCCCTTGGACGTCTTTTTCTTAAGGTTAACCTTGACAGTATCTTTAACCTTTACGGTATCTATGTCATTTTGGTCCATGTGCTGAGTAATATGAGTTTTTAGTTCCTTCTCGCGTTTGTTGAGAGCAGCAAGATCCTGACGAGCAGCTGCCAGAGTGAGTTTCAGACTGATCCATTCCTTCATGGCTTCAGAGAAATCCATTTGTTAGTAGGTGAGAAAGGAACGACGGGAGTGTTACGCACTCACATATATTCTGGGCTTATCTCAAACTGTGGACGCATGGTATCTGGAGGAATTGTGCTGAGGTTAAAGATGGACACTGGGGTACGGGGGTTGATTGGCTCGGAACGGAAGTCGCGATTTGCATTACGAAGAACGCCACCGATCGTCTCAGGGTAGCCAATCTGGCTGCGTGGGTCCAGGTAGTTCTGGCCGCGCAGGATGGCATCTGGTGCAAACTTGCCAAAGTCCTCCATCACCGTAATCTCGCGGGGGATGAGGCCTGCGGCGCTCACGTCGTAATCCATGTTATTTGCTGCACTCGGGCCGGTGGATGCGGCGTTGTACGTCGATCCGGGGCGGTCAAGGTCCGCGCCTGAAGGATCTGCGTAGAAACTAAACTTTGGCATGAAAAGGGCGGCCAGGAGTACCACGAGCAGGGCAATTGCCACTACAGTCTTGCGGGGAGGCATTTGTTATTATGAGCATACTTTTTTCTTGGGTCAGTCCACATAATCGGCTGGATCCTCCTCGATCTCGACCTCATCCTCAAACATGTACTGGGTGGGGAAAGACGAAGGACGATCACCCCCACGGACACGGGCCTGGACGACACGCCACACTGGACCAAACGACTTTTTGAGAAACCAAAGTCCGGCGAGTTCCACAAAAAGATCACACTGAGAGCCAGGCTCGACCACGGAAAGTTCAATTGGCTCCTTCTGAGTGTTGAACGCCCTGGTGACCACCTCGCCCTTGATCTTAGACAGGCTGGCACTGAGGCAGCCATCCGTAACGCTCCCCTGAAATGCAGCCTGGATAGTCTCATCACTCAGATCGCGACCAAACCAAGCAACCTTGGACTTCTTAGCCTCCTCGACAATCTGCTCGTCGATAGATGAAAACTTGTCATCAGGGACCTCGATAGTCATGGAGGACGTGAGGCCCTCCTGGACCTTTACATTGTTCAACTGGAGCATCTGGCCGGTAATTTTCAGAAAATAACGACCATCGGGCAACTTCTGGGGAGACGCAAACTGCATTATGTCTTAGTAACTAAAATATTCTTTAAGATTAATGTGCAGCTGTTTGCCTGGACCAAATGGAACATTTTGCGGCTGGATCGGAAAGGCTGATGGTATAGTCCGTCCCTGTGACCCTGGGTCTTGTCAACCCAAGTGCGACGGCCCTCCTCCCTCCCCCCTGAGCCAATATCATGCGACGACGGGCGTGGGCCTTCCTCCTGGATTCGGCCTGAACCTCATGACGAGCGAAAGAGAAACTACATTCAAGTTGGAATCTCCGTTTGAAAAACTCGAACCAAATCACGGGCCTAAATATCATACACGTTTCTTCTGGTTACTTTTTCTCGTCGGAGTTATGGTTCTCATGTCCATTTTCCTGATTTAAAGAGTCCTGTCCCGTGTATAGTAGAAATGGCCACTCTTGACTCTCTTGCTCTTGATATCGCTGCTGTACAGAAGGACCTGAAGGCCCTGCGGAAGATGATCCGTAAAGTTATCGGTGACATCGAGGATCCTACGGGCGAGAAGAAGGAGGCTCGCACCAAGAACAATGGTTTCAACAAGCCTCAGGTGGTGACTGATGCTCTGCGTTCTTTCCTGAAGCTCGGGGCCGACGAGATGATCTCCCGGTCTCAGGTTACCCGCGCGGTGAACACGTACGTGACAGAGAAGGAGCTGAAGAAGGGCCAGAACATCACCCTGGACGCTCCTCTTCAGGCGCTCTTGAACCCTCCGGCCGACACTCAGATTACCTTTCTGAACATCCAGAAGTTTCTGAACCAGCACTACGTGAAGCAGGACAAGCCCGCTCCTCCACCAAAGGAGCCGAAGGAGCCCGCGGCGGACAAGCCTCCTCGTCCCAAGGTGAAGAAGGTTACGGCGGCTTAAAAATATAAGTAGTATACTAATAAACATGGAGGTTCCAACCGGTCCTCCCAGAAGTGTTCTTGATGCACTTGTGGGAACTAAGGTTAAAAATACAGATTATTATATTCGTGCATTTACCCATAAATCAGCGCTCAAAAGATATGAGGGTCTCAAGTCTTCTTATGAAACGCTCGAATTTATGGGTGATTCTGTTTTAGGTTTTGTAGTAACAAAGTGGCTTTTTGATCGCCACGAAAAGGAGCAAGAGGGATTTTTGACCAAAGCTCGAACCAAGATGGTCAGGGGAACAACTCTTGCTGAAATTGCCAAGGAACTCGAGTTTGATAAATGGATCTTCATGGACGAAAAGGGTATCCGTAATGGGTGGAACACAAACCCCAAGATACTCGAGGATGTTTTTGAGGCTTTTGTCGGCGCCATCTATCTCGACCTTGGAATGGTCTATGCAAAACAATTTATTTTAAAATCTTTTGAAAAAATTGAAACTGATGTGAATCTTGATGACAATTACAAGGATCAACTTATGCGATGGTGTCAGGCGGAAAAGATTGATCTTCCTGAATATAAAATGGAAGGGAATTCCAACGGAATATTTACAGTGACATTAATAGTAGATGGCGCAAACATGGGGTGCGGTTATGCAACTACAAAAAAACAGGCGGAACAAAATGCCGCCGAACTTTTACTTAAGACGGATGCGCGGTTTAAAAGGAATGGAGCAGCAAAGTTGCGACGGGAAGGCGGAGCCGACCCTGGACCCAAAGGTCGCGGAACTTCTTAATCGCACGTACTTTGAGCAGAGAAGTGAAGAATGGCTTTCCCTTCGCGAGAATATGCTCACAGCCAGTGATGTTGCAAGTGCTCTAGGTCACAATCGGTACGAGAAACCTGACGACCTTTTGGCCAAAAAAGTGCTCAAAAAGGCTTGGGCGGGAAATGCCGCCACTGCCCACGGGACGCTCCTCGAGCCCGTCGCCCGTGACATGTATGACGCTCGGACCGGGCGAAAAACTCACGAGATTGGACTCGTCCAGCACCCAAAGTATCCCTTTTTAGGGGGTTCTGCCGACGGAATCACTGAAGATGGGCTCCTGGTTGAAATCAAGTGTCCTTTGACTCGAAAAATTGAGGACAAGGTCCCAGAGCACTATCTTCCACAGATTCAGCTTTTGCTAGAAATTCTAGATTTTGAGGATTGTGATTTCGTTCAGTACAGTCCAGCGACTGTCAAGTACGTGAAGACCAAGGGACCCCGTGAAGAAAATGGGAACGAGCCGTGTAAGGCACCGGCACCAGTCCCTGAAGTATTCATGATTACTCGAGTAAAGCGTGACCGAACGTGGTTCGAGAAGCATCTCAAGACTATGCAAGAATTTTGGGCCAAAGTCGAACATTCGAGACAAAATGGGTTGTGTGAGGTTGTGTGGGATGAGAAAGAAATACATTGTGAAGTTGTAGAAGATCACGATGGATCCTGTGTATAAATGTACGCACAAGCCCAAGTTACTAACGTGCAAGGAGTGTCAGGGAAACTTTTGCGCGCGGTGCATTCAGCTTGAGGTACACAAGTGCCCCAACCTGGAAACACGATCCAAAAATGAAAAAAATCTCTTGTCAAAAAAATTGATAAAAGTTGTGGCATCTAAAATTGTTGCATTCTGATTTACTTTACCCGAGTTACGGCATATGCTACGACTGCCAGAACCGCCACGAGAAGCACGGGATTAGGCCCCCCGGGACTCGCTCGCCGCCTGATGTAATCTGGAAGCTTCTGGGATCCGATAAAGTCTGTATCGTATACATAGTTGAAATTAAGATCTGGACGGACCCAAGTAAGATTACCGTCGTTCCTCTCGTACTTGCGGGCAGGAAAGGCGGGGAATGGAGCGGTTGGCTTACCTGGCATTGTGTTGAACCACATGTTGCTCGCGTCATTCAGATCCATGACGTTAAAGTGTTTAAGATCGCGATTAGTGTCGAGACGGTCAAAACCGGGTGACACATCATAGGGGCGTGTAAAAGTTCCGTCTGGCTGCCAGTTGTGAGACCCGTCGCTCGACACACCAA